TCATGGATTCAAACGGGCGTCGCACAGGGCGAGCATGACTTCCCGGCGGGCGCTTTTGGGAACGTGGGGAGGCAGGGGATTGCCGACGCTCACCACGTCATAGCTGCGGGCATAGTCCTCCGGATTCGCCGTCCGGCTGTCCCAGTTCCACCAGGACCACCGCCCGGCCCGGTTCCGGGGCGTCCACGGCTCGTCAAGCCGGACACGCTCCCGGCCGCAGACATCCATGACGGCCCGGCAGATGGTGAGGTCTTCCGGGGCGAGCGGGGGGATGGCGGCGCATTCCAGCGCTTCGGCGGCCATCCTGGCCGCCCGGCCGCTCAGGGCGTAGCAATTTCCGTAGGCGGACCGTTCGGACGGGTTCCGGGGGACCTGGTAGCCGGAGGCGTGCAGCGCAAGACCGTTATGCTGCATATCACGGACCCATCCGCCCGACAGAAGCGCCGTGTCGGAGTCAATCTTGACGACGGTATCGCCATCCTCCGCCCCCTTGGCCAGCGTGGCAATGATTCCCCGGACGCACTCCGGGCCGCGCAGGTTGCCGCAGCGGGGGAAAGAACTCCGGCGATACCGCGCCCCATACGCTACAAGAGCTCTCCTGGCCTCCGGGGGCACCGGGGCGGCGCTGTCGTCCACCACCGTAACCACCGCCTCCGGAAGAGCCGTCCTGGCGCACCGGACACAGGCCACGGCTTCCTGCGCGTCTCCGGCATAGGTGAAGGTGTATATCCTGATCATGACATTCCGGAGGGGCCGAAGGTTCCCGGGTGGATTAGGAGATAAACCGTGCCCGCCTGGTGCTGCACCACCTTGCTGCCGTCGATGGTGGCCAGATGGAAATAATATTCGTAAGGGGTTTCCCGGTCCTCCTCCGCGAGCCTGACGGGGTCGGAAACGCCGCCCGCGGCGGACAGAGAGGATCCGAGGTATTTCGCGTCCTTGTCCAGCTGGATCTTGAGCCAGATTTCCCCGGAGGTGACGGGGCTTTTCACCCAGCCCCCGGAACCGTCCCCCTCCGGAAGCAGCCCCCCGATATAGTTGCCGGCATAGATAGCCTTCCCCTTGCGGATGTAGGCGTCGGACACCTTGCCGTCGCTCCCGTAAGACAGGCGGCATTGGAATCCCACCTCGACGGCGCTGGTTCCCCACGCGGGAGGCTCCTGGGCCTGCAGCAGTTTTACGGACGGCCCGACGCTGGGAAGCTCCGGGACTTCATCGTCCGCTCCGGAAGAGCCTCCGCCTCCGCTGCCGGATCCTCCGCCCGAAGAACCGCCCCCGGCGGACGTGGACGAATCCGCCCAGGCCGTCCGGCGCAGCGCCTCGGCAAGCTGCCGGCTCCGGTCGATGGAGTCCTGCAGGGAGATCTGTTCCGGGGCCCCCACCGTCACGTCGGAAACTCCCGTTTTAAGGTCGAGGGATATTTCCTGGATGACGGACCGCATGGCTTCCCATTCTTTCAACCCTCCCGTGATGGAGAGGCGCCCCCCGCAGACCTGGTCAAAGTCGTCGTGGACGGTCGCGGATCCGTCATAGGGCAACGCGCGGGTGGCTTCGTAGTAGGATTTCAGGAAATTTTTATACAGTGCGGAGGTGTCGTAGCTGCCCGATGTTTCGTCGTCTCCGGAGCTTCCGCCGTCGTCGGACACACTTTCCACCGTCCCTGCCCTGTCCACCCGGTAGGATGCGTAGCCGACATTCGTCGTGGTCACTTCAAACGTCAATGTTCCGATCCAGCGGTCCCCGGTTCCGGATTTTCCGCCGTATTCCGGAAAATATTGTTTCACCGTGTCGGGGGGATCCGTCGCCCGCACCCGCAAATCCACCCGGACCTTGCCCCATTTGATTCTCGCGCTCTTTCCGTTGATCTGGCCGGAGGTCAGTTCGTGGGTGATGGCCGCGCTGCTGTATCCCCGGTGTTCCGCGTCAGCCGGCGTGATGGACGTGATTTTCGGACTGGCCGCCACTTCCAGGCCGGCGCAATCCTCCAGGGCCGGAGCCCAGCGTTTGACGCGGGCCGCCCACTGGGCCGTGCCGGTCGGGAATTTGTCTCCCCGGACAATCATCCGCGGGGCGTCGTAACCCAGCGAGTCCGTTTCCACAGGGCTGTATTGCCCGGCAGTGTCGGAGACCTTGACGCCGCCCGGAACGTCCACTTCCGCCGTCACCACATAGGGTTGGGACAGGGAGGCGCCTGAGGGATAGACGGCCAGCGCGCGCTGAACCCGGGAAACAACGGAGGCGTTGCAGGTCAACCCCACGGCCGGAGGCACCAGATCGGGACGCGCCTTGAGGGACAGGGCGCTTACGTCCACGGCGGACAGGTCGAGCACGACATCCGGCAAATGGGCATGGTCGGCAATGACCAGCGTGGCGGAGTCATCCGCGCCGTATTCAAACCACGCGGCCATGTTGGGGCGCCATTGCTGGATCTTGGAAAGCAGGGAGGCATACGTTTCCGACGCGTAGGCAAACGGAATGATTTCGGCATCCTTGTCGATCCGGAGGTCGTATTTGATGGGGACCAGGGCCGTGCTGACGGCGTGGTCCAGGACTCCGGAGAGGGCGTCCCGGATGTTCGCGGTCGCCTGTTTTTCCTGACCGCTTCCGCCTGTGCCTCGGCGGTATTCGGCAAAGATGCCGTTGGCGCGGCCATTCGCGAAGTACTGGATGTTGCTCAGGTTCCACCAGTAATCGCAAATCCTGATGTCCCAGCTCTCGGAGGTTCCTTCAAGGGAGTGTTCCAGGTCGATGGCCGGGCCGATGAGCAGGGTTTTCCCGCGCCAGACGACTTTCACTATTTCCCCTTCTTCAAACGGGCAGGAGGCAAACCGGGAGACCGGCGCGCGGAAGGAGACGGAGGCTCCCCCGAAGGAGAGCCGGTTGTAGGACGGGCTTTCGGCCATGTCCAGGAAGTCGGAGGAAGATACGTCAAGGGTTTTCACAGGAGGCGGCCCAGGGTGAAGTTGTAGGAGACAATAAGGCGCAGGCCCTGAACCTTCGGCTCGGCGTCGGCGATGACGGCTTCAAAGCGCTGTTCACGGCCGCAGGCGTCGGTCCAGGTCCATTCCCCCTTCCCCGCCGTTTTCCATTCGTTGAGCCATTCGTAAAAGGCGCTCCACGCGTCCATGTGGGAGGCGCATTCCCGCACGGTGGAGATGGTGAAGGACAGGGACAGGTTGCCGAATGCGTCCAGCCTGGGGAACGGGCTGTTGATGATCGGCGTGGCGGACGTGCCGAACTGCACCGGGAAAGCGTGTTCCGGCAGGGAGTCGAGCAGGAATTCCCCGGCGCGCACGACGGCACGCCCGTCAAAGGTGATGGAAAAGGGAGAGACGGTCGTGTCCATGCCTCAATAATGGTGGGGGGGGGTTCAATCCACGCACACCTTGCGGAGTGCGACTGGCCGCCCCTCCCCATGCAAACAGAGGGGCGGCCCCGGCTGTCATGCCCCGGCGGAGGCCGGGAAGGCGATTTCTTCCGTGGGCGTCAGGGAATTCAGGGAGGACGGTATCACTTCAAGCGTCAATTTCGGCGTGATCAGCTTGTTGTTTTCCGTGGGGATTTCCACCTTGAGCAGCGCCGCGACTTCCAGGACCATCATTTCTTTTTTGTCTTCCTGGTATTTGGTGAGGCGCGCCCATACCTTTTGCCCGTAGATGTTCCGGGAAAAGGGCTGCACTTCCTTCCCGGCTTCCAGCCTGTCGCACTGGTAAATCACCTGCCAGCAGACCGGATTAACCTCCGTGGAGTTAATCTCGATGGTGTTGCCCGTCACTTTGGTGTTCTTCCGCGTCACATAGGAGGTCGTGTCGCGGGAAAATACCGTGCGGGCGTCGTCTTCCGTGGTCGGCGTGATTTTGTAGTCGATGACTTCGTTGGCCATCATCCAGGCGTCGGAGTCCTTCGCCGGCTTGAAATGCTCGTCCACCGTGTCCGTGCCGCTTTCGGCCGTGACTGTCGTTCCGAACGGGCACAGGTCGAGAAAGGTGCCGACCAGCATTTCCTTGTTGTAGAGTTCTGACATGGTTGTTAGCTTCTTACGTAGTCAATAAAGGTCACTTTCCCGGCGTCGGCGTGGACTTTGTACACGTCTTCCGGGATGTGGACGATTTTTCCCCGCGCGGCGATGCCGTGAGGGAGTTCCAGCTTGTTGACGGCCACCCGGCATTTGACGATGCGGGGCGCCGGGGCAGTAGCGGCCTCCTGGGCCGCGGCGGTGGTGGGTTTAGTTGCCATGTTTGATAATCAGGGTTGTTTCCATCGTCAGGACGATGGACTTTTTCAGGATTTTGGCGAGAGCCGGCTTGGAGCTGGTAACGATTACCTCCGTCATCATCAGCCGGGCATGGTTGCGGCGCCACTTGTGAAAGCCCTCCTGGATGATGTCGGCAAGGTCGTCGGCGTCCCAGCCGTCACCGTCCAGAAGCGGGTTGCTCTCCACGGTGACGTGCCATCTGGCCGTGCTTTTGCCGCTCCTGCTCAACTTGTCCGGAACAATTTCCGGACGCTCCATGACGATGACGGTTTCCAGGGAACCGGTCACCCTCTTGATTTCTTCCTCAAAGGAACCGTCCCATGCCTTAATAATGATTTCCGGGTCTTCCCCGTTGTTGGCCGCGGAGCAAATTTCCACGGCCCGCTGACAGAGGACTTCCGCAAATGCAATGACAGGCGACTTCTTCAGGGTTTTCTTCATATCGGATTGCTCCAATCCTGGTGTTTCGGCCCTCCGTAAATGACGTCGCTGGGCTGGTGCCCATCGTAGGGGGCAAACTCGACTTCACAGGCAGCCACGGCGCGGAGTTTCGCGCGGGCATCCTGATATTGAGCCGCCCGCGCCGTCCCCTGCAGGGATTCGCTTGAACCTGGCACGGAGCTGGTGACGGCATCCCGCACCAGAATGCAGGTGGTGAATACCAACTCCGCGGGAACGGAACTGGAATCCATCGCAATCCTGGCATTTCTGGGGCAGGAGTTGACTGCAGCCGCCACCTCGTTGCAGACCTCGCGGATGATGTCGCTGATTTTGTCCCGGGCAATGGAAGTAATTTCCTTGTCCTGGCAATAGCGGGCAACCGCTTCCGGAGTAATCCTTACGAGGGCCATTGTTTCAATAAGGTTATACCTTGACGGCAAGGACGGCTTCCTGTGCCGTGCTGTCGCCTGCGGACGTTTCAGCTGCGATTTTCAGGCGCAGCCAGGGGCCGGCCTCCAACGGAACGCGCATGAACACTTCTCCGGAGCCGGAACCATTGCTCTCACCCCCCGTCGCAACCAGCTTCGGGGAATCCAGTTCCGTCCAGGCATCACCGTCCTCGGACGATTCGACGGTGAGGGTCATCGTCTTGCCGGCGGCCAGCGCGGGAAGCTCTTCGTGCTTCAATGAAATGACAGCGCTGTCGATGCCTCCTTTCTGTCCGATATGAATCGGGGCAGACGTTACCGTCTTTCCGGTTCTCGGCATCTTCAGACGGATCGTAAGCGCTTCGTCATTGCGGTACATATTCTTCATCATGTGGTGTGTTTCTCCTTTCTGCGGATAAAAGGTTAATTTTTGAGGGCAAGGGAGTTGCGACGGGCGCGGAAAAAGTCTTCCGCAAATGCGGCGCGGACACTGGACAGTGATTCGTCATCAAGCAGGGAATCCACTTCCAGAATCTTGATTCCCATCACGGAATCGGGTTCAGGGGCGATCATGCCCGTTCCGCCGTTTCCGGTGGCAGGCGTAAGGGTTCTGGATTCCTGCAACAGCAATTTCACATTGCCGTTCATAACCACATAGGAAATCATGCCGCGCAAGGCCGCAGGAAACAGGCTCTTCGCCTTGGCGACAAGTTTGTCCGTCAAGGGATGCTGGGCGCTGATGTTCTTGATGCGGGCCACGGAAAACGGAGATTCCACGGCAATGCCCGTCCAGCCTTCCAAACGGGAAGTATAGGCCCTCATTGTTCCTGATTCCCCGTCTTCCGTATTCCTGGCCACGGTCTCTTCCTGCACCGGAGACATGGAAAGCGTCTTCTTGTTCCCCCATATGGAGTGCAGGAAGTCGTCACCCAAAATGACCAGGTAAGCGGAAGCTCCGGAGTTGTCGGCGCGGTTGGCTTCCGAGTCTTCCTGCTTGGAAGGATCTGCGGAAATGGTCATATAATCCCCCATCTGTTCAGAAATAGCCGGGAACACATTTTCCTGTTCCGGAAGCCTGTACCACATCTGCAGGGCAATGGAGGCCATGGCACCCAACGTAACGCTTCGGGTTTCCTTGGTGAGCAGCTGCGCCCCCCTGGCGGAGCTGGTGACAACGGCCTTGTCCACCGCAATAGGTCCGTCAATGTAGTAGCACTTAACGGTTTTATTGGTGTATTCGGTCGTCAGGTTCTTGGCTCCGGCATTGGCCGGACGAAACCCGAAACGGGGAATGCCGGTGGGCATATTGATTTCGTACTGCGTTCCGTCAATAACGGTAACGGGAAACGCGGTTACTTCCGGGGATGCAAGTCCAACAGAACGGACTGCGTCAAGGGCCTTGATAGATCCTGTTCCTTCCTGCTGAAGCACGTCCAGCAGGGTCATAAATTCTTTCGCGGGCATATTACTTGTTCAGGTTATTGAGTTCGGTTTCAAAGGAGCTGCGAAGAGCCGCGGTTCCCGTGACGGGTTCTTTTGGAGAGCCTTCCGGCTTGCCGGCATTCACGTCATCGAATGCGGGATTTTTCGGCAGGGCGTTCAACTGCTTGCTGGCGGCAATATAGTCTTCCGTCAGGGCTCGTTCCCAAAAGGTCTTGGATGCTTCATCCTTCGGGGCGATTTTGCCCGCAGCAATGGCATCGGCAACGTCCTGGACGGCGCGTTCCTTCACCTGCTTCCTGGATGCGGCAATTTCTTCCTGGCATTTCGCCAGCTCCTTCTTGCTTGCTTCCAATTCGTCGGAGCTGGCCTTGCCTTTGTCCTGCAGGGCCTTGATGCGCTCCAACACGATAGCCTCGGCATTTTCAGCCTTGGCTTCTTCCTCGGTCAAAATGCCGAGGGCAACGAGTTTAGTGATGTCCATGTCTCGGTTGGTTGTATGGTTGTCTTGCTGGTCGAGGCCCTCCTTGGGCTTCTCAAGGTCTCTATTGTCGCCCGGTTTCCCGGGGTCTTCAACGTCGTCAAAATGGGCTACGTCGCCCTCCATTCGGCTGGCGGCAATGCGTTCGATGTCGTCAAATGCGGGGTCATTGACCGAGGAACCTACTTCTATGGATTCCGGCAACAGGCCGAGGATTTCCCCGGTTCCCTTGTCGCGCCGGAAGCGGGGGCTGTGATAGCCGTAATTGCCGCCTTCCACGTCCGTTCTTCCCTTCTCCGTCCATCCTTCCAGTTCCAACACAACGCCTTTTTCCTCGTTCCACACAAACCGTCCCGGCTTGTAAGAGGCGGGCCCCATCTCATGATCATAGAGCCCGACCGGTTTGACGTTGCTGGATAGCTTGGCTTCCAGGTCGGCATTGAGCCGGGGAACGCAGTCGGACGTTACCCGCACCACACACGTTCCCGGCTGGCCGTTGAGCGAGCATTTAATAGTATGTTCTCCTTTGGGGGCCCACAGGATAGCCATGGGAGCCTTGCCGTGGTTGCCGGCTACCGTCGTTATCAGCGTACTCATGCCCCCATGATGAGGCACAGTGGAGGTATGGGGCAATAGACGCAAAATGGGCTACAAAATATTCAAGCCGTAACGATCAGGAATAAAATCCCGGCTGGCCGAGAATAATATCTTGCCACCTCCCAAAGTTTTACGTAATATTATAATGGTATTGGGAGAGAATTGATTTCTCAGTCCCTGCTCTATTGAATTAAGAAAAAACACTAATTAAAAAAGAAAGGTACTTACCATGAAAATGATTTTTTTATGGGCCACATGTTTAGTTGTCATAACCGGTTGCAATGCTCCTCAAGAGAATCATGATCAAATTGAAAACGGTGGAACAAAAATAGAAAACAAGTCGGAAAATTCTAATTTTTACGGCACTTATGAAGGAACTCTTCCCGCTGCCGATTGTGAAGGTATAAAGACGACACTGACATTAAATAAGGATAAAACTTATATACTGAGGAGCGAATATATAGGAGAAGGAGAAAAAAGCGCAACTTTCGAATCAAAAGGTCATTATAATTTGATAAATGGAAACTTGATTGAATTATCTCTAACCTCTTCTAATGAAAAATCTTATTATAAAATACTTGATGGTAGTAAATTAATGTTGTCAGACAAAGAAGGATCAATTAATCAAGGAATCTTATC